ATCTCACCACGTGGCGACATCTGCACGACATCGACGCTCGACTTGCCAACATGGCGTGCGACTTCGTTATCAACATCAAGATTGCCGACGACAACAGAGACGGGTGGGCGACCATGCCGCAGGGCGGTTGCCTCGACCCCAAGTATCGTGGGTGGGACAGCGCCGCAGTCTTCAATGACCTACGTGATAACGGCTCACCACAAGGTGGTTCAGGTGGCAGCTCAAGCTCTAGCGGTGGTGTTAGTGCCGACACTAACAACGGTCAGGGCCAACCCCTCGACGACCATGACTGGGACGGTGCCGCCGAACTCACCCCCGACGAGCAACGCGAACTTGCACGCGACATCGACGAGGCCATCCGTCAGGGTGCACTGATCGCAGGCAAAGTCGGGTCAGGTGGTGACCGTGACCTTGCCGAGTTGCTCCAACCCCAAGTCGATTGGCGCGAAGTGTTGCGTGAGTTTGTGCAGACCACATGCGCAGGTAATGACTACTCAACGTGGGCACGCCCCAACCGCAGGTACGTCTCTGGCGGCTACTACATGCCGAGCGGTATCAGCGAACAGGTGGGTGAACTTGTTATCGCAGTCGATACGTCTGGCTCCATCGGGCAGGTCCAACTCACTGCGTTCATGTCCGAGATCAAGTCCATCTGCGACACGGTGCAACCCGAGTGTATCCGCCTACTGTACTGGGACACCCGTGTTTGTCAGGACGAGAAGTACGAGACGTACCAACTCGATGACCTCGTGAAGACCACCAAGCCCAAGGGTGGCGGCGGTACCAACGTCGAGTGTGTCACCGAGTATCTGACTGCCGAGGGTATCAAGCCCCAAGCGTGCATCGTCTTGACTGATGGGTACCTTGGCGGATCATGGGGTAATTGGGCTTGCCCTGTGCTATGGTGCATCTTAGACAACAAATCAGCAAAGCCCGATACGGGTAAGTACGTTAACATAAAATCACGGGAGATGTGATATGTCACAACTAGAATACGCATGGTGTGTAGCCATAATTGAAAAGATCATAAACGACCACTGCGAGAAGCTACGGAGTGAGGCCGAGCAACTCGAAGATTTCGAAGCGCGTAAAGCCGCGACCGAAACAATCCACGGAATCAAACTCGCGTTCCAACGCGTGCGCAACGGCTAAGTCAAAGGAGAACGACATGGGCAATTACAAAACGCTGCAACTCTGCCTGCACACACGTGTCAGTACAGTAAAAGAAGCGGAGCAAGAGGGCCGCGTCGATGGACCCTGCTTCGCAGTGATGGAACTACGGGACAAACTCACGTCAGCGATGAGAGGGCTTCACTTCGTCAACCGTGATAAGAAGTCACTGTGGGTATGTCGAGCCGACCAGCCCTACTGCCTCGGTTGGATTGGCTACGGTGACTACCGCCGTGGCGGTGACGGTACCGAGATGTATGTCGTGCACGCACGCACGATCAGCAACGGCAAGTACGGCGATCACAACGAACAGCACTACATGAAGATGTCCACCAACATCGACATGGCGTTGCGGAACTGTAAGAAGTTTCTGCGTGTGTACTCACCCTCTGAGATCGCACGCTCACGCTTGCGTGACGCATCGAACGCAGTGGACACCGTGGTATCGAAGACCAAGGAAGAACTGTCTCGCTTGCACGAGAAGGTGATCGACGCGCAGTCATCGTACTACCGAACCAACCGCAACTCGGCGTTGCTCAACGAACTCAAGCACCTGCTAACCACGGGCCACGAGTTTGTCGATCCGACATTCCGTGAGAACTTGTCATCATACTTCACCACAATGGACGAAGTTGCGTCGCTGAGTAACCGCTCTGTGCCGATGTGGTTTGTCCGAGTGTACGAACGCATGGGCCAACAGATGTTCGACGTGACTGCCATCGACAAAGCCGAGAGCGCATGGAACGCCACGGTTAGTGACGAGGCTGAACGCTACACCGCCGAGACCCTCCCCGACGAGATCATGCAGAAGCTGTCCGTGCTGAACATTCTGAGTGCGGACGACTTCGTGGATGATGTTGGCTTCAATGCCGGAGAGGGCATGTTTTATGTCGTGCGATAACGACTTACCACATGATGACAACATATACAGGGTTTACATAAACCCTACCACCAACGCTGTCGAAGTAGCATGTATTGGCATGGAATCATTTGACAGCAAACTTGAAGGCGACTACCCTTCAGTAGACCAACTCCCTCTGTGGATGCAGGAGAAGATTGCTCTGCTGATGCTGACAGCTTTGGACAAGCCAACCAAAGTTGTCGATGGAGTAGGCAGGCGTATTGATGCCAATGTTTATTGGATATTTCGCCTGTGATGTTAGTGCGGCACTAACACGGGGGGCGGTTCGCCGCTCCCCACCCCACCAACCGATACCAGTTCCGAGGGGTAGGACGATGCAGGAAAAAGGTGAAATTCAAAAGCGGTTAGAACAGAACCTGTGCCCGTGGTGTATGAGTGCGCTCCGTCTGCTCGCAGAAGAGTACAAGGGGACACAACGTATTATCACGCGCCAATGCACCCAGTGTCGCGGAACGGTTCAGGACACATTCGAACACGAGAAAGGAAAACCACATGGCGATGACACCAGAAGCCAAAGTTAAGAAGAAGGTGGTGGCACACTTAAAGACGTTAGGAGCCTATTACTTCTACCCCGTCACTGGCGGGTACGGTAAAAGCGGTGTCCCTGACATCATCGGTTGCTACGAGGGTAAATTCTTTGGCATAGAATGTAAGGCAGGTAGTAATAAACCCACGCCCTTGCAAGAAAAGAATCTATCTGATATAACTAACAACGGTGGCATAGCACTTGTCATCAATGAAGACAACATAGACGACGTGCTGATCTATGTTGGCGGTAAGAACCGCGACCCACGGCAGTTGGAATTCGACTTCGACGTTGAAGGCTCACCTGTCTAGGCACTGCAAAAATGGAGAACGTCATGACCTTGGAATTGACCGACACAGAAGAGGTCTTCTATGCCCTTGTAAACGAGACCGCGTTAGGACGCAGATGGTTTAGGTGGCATAAAGATAACCCCGAGTTTTATCGCTTGTTCGAGCGGTTCACATTCGAAGCCGCAAATCGCGGACACAAACGTCTTAGTGGGTGGCTCATTGCCAACCGCGTACGGTGGGAGACATCCGTTGTCACCACTGGCGACGACTACAAAATCAGCAACGACTTCATCGCTCTGTTCACCCGCCTGTTCATGGTGCGGCACCCCCGCTACGAGGGGTTCTTCCGCACGAAGGCCATGAAGCGACTGATCCGAGACACCATGCCAAGTGAGGACGTGGCATGACGTGGGATGATCTGGTTGAACCGACCCGCACCGCGCTCGAATTGCTGATTGCCGAAGGCGACAGAATGACTGATCGCGTCGAGGCGCTCGAAGCCAAACTTGCACATGCGTTGGAGACACTGCGTGTCCTTGCCGACGAAGAGAATTGGTTCGAGGTCACACGAGAATACGGCAACGTGTATCACGCATGGGCGCTCTATCGAGAGGAAGGTACGCTGTACCCGATTGGGATGGCGAGAGACGCTATTGCTGTAATCGAAGGAGACGCTGATGAAAAAGCAGAAGACTAAGAAGGAGTGGACCGACATCGGATTGCTGTGCGAGACCGCATGGCTACAAGCCCCGAAGTGGTCCCCCATGAGGTTGTTCTTTGCTTGGGGAGCGAAGTATGCGTTCCGAAAAGCAAGCAAAGCACCAGAGTAGGGACGACAGACTCACCTGTGTTGCCACACGCTATAAGCAGTTAAGACGCGAACTAGCAGACGCAGAGTGGGATGACGACCCTCGTGCCGAACTTATCCGTACTGAGTTTAGGCACTTCGAAGCCCTGATGAAGCAGGGCGTAATGTACGAGCCAAACTTCTAGGAGAACGAACATGGCTAGATCATCCCCCAAGGCCGAGAAGGTCTGGAAATATCTTTTGAAGCACAAACTTGCCACCCCTGCCGAAGTATCCAAGGCAACGGGCGTGTCCTATGGGTACGTCTACAAGCTGATGAAGAAAGTCGGCACACCAAAAGAAGTTTTCGTGCAGGAGGCTAAGGCGTGGGACAAAACTCAAGACGTCCCGACCCCCGAGAAGCTGAGCCTGTGGCGGAGGATATTAAATGTCTTCCGCTAACGAGAAACAGGTGGGCGGCACGCACTACAAGGATATGCCGCTTCAACCGTGGGACATAATGGAAGCCGTGCTAACCCCCGAGGAATTTCGGGGGTTCTTAAAGGGCAACATCATTAAGTACGCACTGCGCCAAGGCAAGAAGGATAGTGACGATGCGGGTAAAGCACTGCACTACCGTGAGAAGTTAAAGGAGATGGGGTGATGGACCTTATCACGTTAGATTTTGAAACCTACTACGACAGGGAGTTCTCTCTGTCCAAGATGACGACCGAAGAATACATCCGAGACCCACGATTTGAAGTGATCGGGATCGGTGTGAAGGTCAACAACGAACCGACCGAGTGGGCGAGTGGAACCTATGAACAGCTTAAACGATACCTCGATACCTTCAACTGGCAAGACTCTATGGTACTTGCTCATAACACTATG